CTCCATCTGCATCATAGAGTAACTCTGGTGCTTCAAACCTAAGAGTTCCTGCACCGATAGATTTAATTTCTATAAGGCAGTCATCTCCAAGACCCTTGACCCAACCATCTGCATGGCCATGAATACGTAGTGGCTCATGTACTAATGGAACCTCCTTGTATTCAAAGACAGAGGTGCCAGAATTTACTTCAGAACTGACTCCCCACTCAGATAGATCGTCTGTTTCACAGTGCCATTTTCCATATAGCACTCCCATATCTGCTAATCGGTTCTGCCATTTAGCATGAATATAGTGACCTTCATCAAAAATGTTTTGAAGTCTAAGATTAGGCTTTTCTTTCTTTGCCTTACCACCGTTTAATAAGTAGTAGGCATACTTGTGGCACCAATCAGCCTTAATGATCTCTGATGGGTGAAGTACATCAGTACGTCGGTCTGACTCTGGCTGCCTCATTAGGTGACGTTCTATCTCACCTATTAATCTAGTATCAGCCTTCTTTGTATCAAAGAATTTCTGTAACTCTGTCTTAGGAGTTGCCATTAGTATTCCTTATCTGTACTGAAAATAAAATCTTTTAGGGACATTTTCTTTTTGTATTTCTTTTGCCACTTACGCATTAAGGCATTGCGTTCTCTGTGGCTTAATCCACCCCAGATTCCATGAGGCTCATCTCTCTTGACTGCGTCCCACAAACATTCGGCACGTACTGGACAATGGTTTTTTCCTGTCTCACCAAAACAAAATGCTTTGGCCTTATCAGCAATGTCTTTGTACTGCTCTTTATCACGAGGAGGGTAGAAGATGTCGGTGTCTTGTCCCGAACACTTTGCTTTGTATCTCCAGGCATACTCTGGTTCGTCCATGTATTAGGCATCCTTGACTTTCTCTAGCATTTCAATGAAGTCGTCTTCAAGAAGAACCACGTAGTTCTCCCCGTCTAGATGGATACCAAGTACTGGCATTCTTCCTTCTAGAATTGCCTCTCTTACTATTTTCTTTAAGACAAGAGACTTTATCGTAGTCTGTTTTTTACCAGTCCACTTATGTTCAATCAGCAGGTCGGCTGATCTTACGTCGCCTTTTCTTGACCAAAATGCCCCAGAGGCTGCGTTACGAGAACCACTAACTTTTTTAGCAATTCTTTTCTCGTGCTTCTGAGATTCTTTTTGTCCTTTAGTCTTCAAGTTCTATCTTGCCATTCTCGTAGCCCTCCAGCAGACGAGGTACAATATAGAAAAGTGTTTCCCTCCAGAAGCAAGGAGAGCAACCACAAAACGGTTCTCCTGAAAGAGTCTCTGTAATTTCATCATCTCCTCCTTCCCATATTGCTTCAAAAAGCATATCAGTATAAATTTCAACGCCTTTTTCTAATTCATGTGCCCATGCTTGATCATTAACTATAAACTTTTTATTTTCAATCATCGTTAGAATCTCCAGCCATCGGTACATCGGAGGAACTAAGTACAATTTTTTGTAGTTCTTCCTTGAGGTCAATTTCGCTACGAATACTGTCAATGACTGGTTCAATTCCTTGCCATTTTCTTTCTCCATAGTAATACCATCCACCTTTACGATCTATTATTCCTTTTACCACTGCCAATGCCACAATTTCTTTTGCAAAATCATACTCTCCAGGTAAGCACGGTCCACCTTCTGCAAAGAAAAAATCAAAGTATGCAACCCGTTGTGGTGGTGCAGTTTTGTTTTTTAATGTACGAACCTTTATTCTTTGTCCAATACGAACCTTATTTCCACTGGGTCCAACTTCAATCCACTCATCTCTACGAATCTCACAACGAGTAAAGAAAGCATAGTTTTTTCCTTCTCCTCCTGGAGTTGTTCTTGGATCGCCATGCATTACGCCAATTTTCATTCGGTATTGATTTATGATTAATCCTAAAACAGGACGCTCATCTTCTACAAGACTTCTTTTAATTGCAGAACCAACGACACGAAAGAATTTGTTAGTAAGCAATGCCCCCCTACCAACAGTCATCTCATTCATATCTTTTTCCATTTCAGGAGCAGGAGACAAGGCTGGCAAAGAATCTATAACAATTGCATCTACAGACTTTGATTCGGCAAATTCAATTACTGCTTGATAAGCCTCCTCCATTACATTTGTTTCAATTACAATAACTCTTTTAGTATCTACTCCACACATTTCTGCATATTCGGGAACCCATTGCTCGGCTGCTACCCACACAGTTGTGTGATCAGGATTTAGTCTTTGATTTGCAGCAATGGTTTTTAAAGCAACAGCAGTTTTTCCATGAGATGGTTCACCAATTAATTCGTTCCATTGGTTTCCTGGAAACCCTCCTCCAAGAACGTAATCTAAAGTAGTTGATCCTGAAGTAATTCGGGGTACTAGGTCGCTACGAATGTCTGATGCAATTACAACTACGTTATTGCCAAATTTTTTATTTAATTGAGCAACTATCTTTTTTGCTTCGTCATTCATTACTCTATTCTCCCAATAATTCCTTGTGGATTCCAATTACTTTGAGTGTCATTACCTAGAGAAGACTTTATATTTCCTTCTACTTTTGCACCAGTTAGTGAACCAAATTTACTTCCTGATTGTTGTAGAGGATATCCACAGTCGTAGCATCTTGGAGCAGCGTTTTGAACAGCCATATAATTATTACTATTGCAGTCAGGACACAGTTGAGTTTGACCCGTGCTTCCAATACGAATATTTGGTTGTTGAGGTTGTTGAGGTTGTGGTGGAACATAGGGTGTCATCGGTTGTTGTGACGGTGGCATGGGAATATCTGCGGGACGTGTTTGAGGAACTTGAGGTTGTGCTCCAAGTTGTTTAGCCCACCAGTCAGAGTTACTCATTTTGCTTCTCCCCATTTATCTACTATTTTTACATCCGCAATTAACGGGACCGTAATTGCTGGAATGTTTACGCCTTCCATTGATTCTCTAATCGCCTCTGCTACTGAGTCGGCTAGATCTTCACGGGCAACTGTAACAAGTTCGTCGTGCACGGTCAAAATTACATTGGCTCCTGGCTCTGTTACAAAACAAGAATGCGCCCTTATAATGGCTAATTTCATTAAATCTGCTGCAGATCCTTGAATTACTGTATTAAATGCTTGTCTTTCTGCTCTTGATCTAAGGCCAGGATCTTTGCTTTTTAAATCAGGAAGGTATCTTCTACGTCCCAAAACAGTGGGGACATACGGCACTGGAGTTTTTGCTAAAGATTGACGTATAACTCTGGCTCTATATTTAGATATATCATTAAACTTTTCAGTAAATCTATTTAATAAATTTTTTGCATCAGTAACGGTACACCCAATGCTTGCGGCAATCTTATCTGGCCCAACTCCATAAGCAATAGAAAGCACTAAAACTTTTCCTGCTTTGCGATCTACCCCCATTGTATTACCAATTGTTGTGTAAATGTCCTCTCCATCTAAATAATTTTTCATCATAATCGGATCTTTAGAAAAAGAAGCAATGATTCTAGGTTCAATTTGCGAATAGTCTGCAACTATTAACTTGTGTCCAGGAGGTGCTACAAAAAGATTTCGTATAAGTTTTCCGTACTGACCTCCACTAGGAATGTTTTGAAGATTTGGATCGCTACTAGAAAATCTTCCTGTTTCTGCTCCATGGGCTTTAAAGTTTGTGTGTACTCTTCCGTCAATTAACAAACTTTTTTTATCAAAGATTTTTTCTTTACCCATAGTAGTTCGAGTAACTTCGCCACCTAGATAAGGCATAACGTATGTAGTCATTAATTTATTTAAATCTTGATACTCAAGAATGGCATCTACTAAATCATCTTTAGCCCTATAGAATTCTAATGCATCGGAAGAAACAGAGTAATGATAGATAGTTAAATTTGCTGGATCAGTTGCTGCAACTGCTTGACCTCGTGCTGTTAAGGCTACTTTTACACGTAAGTTAGGCTTAATACCACGACCTTCTGGTGCGGGTGAAAACAATAACTCTTGTTTTTCTTTTACAGAATTCATTGCAAAAGGTTTACCCGTTAATTTCCAGGCTTTAGCCCTTGCTAAATCAATGTCTATTTCAAGCCTTGCTTTTAATGCAGTAAGTTCTTTAACGTCAATAGTGGCTCCAGTTAATTCCATATCACATAACGCAGGAATTAAGGCCATCTCTAAATCCCAGACGTCTTTTAATCCATTCTGTAATTTTGGAGAAAAAGTTTTATACAAATTCCAAGTAACTTCTGCGTCAATTCCTGCATACTTTGCAACAGTAGAAAAAGCGTGTGCCTCAACTTCAGCCCCCACTCCTTTTTCTACCTTTAAACTTAGTTCTCTTTCTGCACAGGCTGCAAGGCCAAGTCCAATTCTATTTCGATTGTCTATAATAAATGCAGCCATTAATGTATCAAAAAATGGTTTAGAAGGAACTACTCCTCGGTAATATTTTGCAACTGATTTTAAATCAAACTTAATATTGTGACCAATTTTTAATTTATTACTAAAGAATAATGGTTTTAATTCTTTAAAAACTTCTCCAGGCAACAATTGCTCGGGAGGTAAACCAAAAACTGCTTTCCATTTTGCTTGATTTTTAGAATAGTCTGCCTCAGTTAAAGGTTTATTAGCAGCAAGTTTTCTTTGTCCACTTAACAACAACTCTTTGTCCCAATTTAAAAACTCTCCATTTGGATGACCCATAGGAATAACATCTACTCTTCCTTCTGTTGCTAAAGATATCCAAAGAACATCATTAACTACAGGCTGGAGCCTATTGTCGCCAACTGTTTCAACATCAAATGCAAAAGCATCAACATTAGAATAAAATTCTACAAGGTCTTTTAACTGTTCTTTATTAGTAATAATATTCATAACTTCCCTCATTTATAAGTTAAGTGGAGGAGCCTGAAAACGGAAATGAACAGGCTCCACCACAATGGAGTCTTGGTTAAACCAAGGAACGAGCAATCTTTAACATTTCGGAGCGAGGGGTCTCTCGAATTACGTCGGCTGTATATGGGACAGCCCTTGCTACTAGTTCTTGAACCTCATCGAGATTCAAACTCCACTCCTCTGCTAGGTCACGACCACGAACAAACTCCATAGTGTAGTTTGTTGTAGGCCCTGTACCCATGCGAGAAATTTCCCAGAACTCTTTTGACAGAGGTCCTTTGCGCTCATCTTCATGAGACTTTTTAATTAAACGTGCAAGTGTTGGTGGTGCTGTAAGGATCTGCACACCCTGTGCTTCTCCTGACAAAACTACAACATTAAATGCAAAACGTGATCTTGGTTTACTTCCAAGAATATCTGTAAACGGATCATTTTCTGCTAAAGCAACAAAAGATTTTTTGCCTGTTGGGCGTTCGATCCAATGTTGTTCATAGACACGAAATGGTCCATCTTCTAAGAATTTAATTAACTGAGGTTTTTCAGAAAATTTAAACTCTGTTGGAAACTCTGAAGAGTTCTCGGTTAAGAGAGCCTCTGCTGCTTCCCACCCTTGTTGAACTGTAGTACCAATTTTTGGTTCTGCAGTTTCACTGTCTTCATCTAAATAATCTGCAGGGTTTGCTGCAATATCATTTGTTGGTTTGGTAATTGGCATTTGTTTCTTTCTTTGGTAGTGAGGCACGGAGTATGTTGTATCTCTGTACAACTTAATATCTACTGGCTCTCGGAGGTTGTGATTTCCTTCCATCGACTTACTAAAGCCTCTGTTAGGTCATCTTGGACAGACCACTCTACACGAGCAGACCCTAATAAGCCACGTCTTGAAAACTCTTCAATAGCGGACTCAATTAAGTCTCTGGTGTACACCCTATTGCCACCAATCTTTTCTCCTTTAAGAGTTTTAGATCGAAGTCTATAAGGTGCTCGAGGTATGTAGCCTTTTCTTTCCCATAAACGGACAGTAACAATGGTCTTTTCCAATGCTTGTGCTAGTGCACTGATTGTAAAAACCTCTGTTTCTTTTCCACCTAGGGTTTTAATAATTGGGTTTGAATCCCAACCATTACTCTCACCGTGTTTACGACGAGAAACTTTTGGATCTTCTTCACGACGCTTTCTTTTGGAACCTGGGATGTACTCTAGATCAGCAAACGCCTCTAGAATCTCATCGTCTCCACGTAGTCCAGCCATAATTATCTCTTATTTAAAATTAAAGCCCAAACAATTTTTTGTGGGTACATTAAGTCAACCTCTTCTTCAGTTAACTTTCCCTCATATAAAGCAGCCATTAAAGCATCTTCATCAATTACTTGAAT